GAAAACTAGCATTGCAATCCGATCCTTCTGTTGAGCAAATACTAAGAAATGACGTAGTTCAAACTATGGCTTCTAAAATAGACCAAGTTGCTTTAAATGGCGGCGGTTCTAATGAGCCTTCTGGTATCTTGCAAGAGTCAGACACTCAGGTTGTTGCCATAGGTACTAACGGTGGAGCTGTTACTTACGCCAAGATCGTAGACATGGAAGCGGCTATACAGAACGACAATGCTTTAACAGGTACTTTAAACTTTGCAACGACTCCTGGAGTACAAGGTGCAATGAGACAAATACCAAGACAGGGTTCAGGTGTTGAAGGTAACTTTATCCTAAACGATAGCAACTCTATCTTAGGACACAACGTAACTGTTTCAACTAACGTACCTAGTACCCTAACTAAAGGATCTACATCTGGATCTTGCCACGCACTTATCTTAGGTGACTTTGGCCAAGTAATGATGGGATTCTGGTCAGGTGTTGATGTAGTTGTTGACTCTTCAACATTAAGCACTTCTGGTGGAACTAGAATCGCGTTCTTCCAAGATGTTGATGTTGCAGTAAGAATACCTAATGCGTTCTGCGCTATTAAGGATATTACTGTCTAATTATTTTGATTTGAGGGGAGTTCGCTCCCCTCTCTCAAAGGAGTAAACAATGTCACAAATAAAAATGGAACAAGATGCCTACATTAGAGGAATCATGCGCAAGAAAAATGACGTTGTAGAAGTGTCTTCTGCGGAAGCAAGACAATTCACAAGCAACGGCACAGCAAGCGATGTTTCTGATAAACCACAAAAGACAGCTACTAAAGCAGTCAAAAAGGCACCTAGTAAAAAGGCTAAGTAATGGTACTTGAATCGTCAGCAGATTTAGCAGGTTACTTTGATACAGATGCACATGGTACTGCGGCTACTATCACTATAAATGGTAGCGGCTCTAGTATTAATGTCATTTTAAACAAAGAATACTTTGCTATAGATCCTGGATTGGGAATGGAAGTTGAAGGAACACAACCTGTATGCACAGGAAGATCCGCAGACATGACCAATGTAGAGATCGGCGATACGATTCTAATCAGTTCTGTTACTTATAATATTATCAATGTTCAGCCAGATGGCGTAGGTGTTACTGCGTTAGTCTTAGAGGAGCAATAGTGTCACACGTCAGGCAACAATTAAGAGAAAGAGCGGCTACAACCCTAACAGGGTTGACCACTACTGCATCTAGAGTTTACCAATCCAGAGTTTACCCTCTTGGAGCGGCTAACTTGCCTGGTTTATTGATCTATACCAAATCTGAGGATAGCGAAGCGGTAACTATGTCAGGGGCGAGAACACTTTTAAGAAACTTATCTTTAGTTATTGAAGGCTATGTAAAAGCAGTTAGTAATTATGACGATACTGTGGACACGATAGCAAAAGAAGTAGAAACGGCTATGGGTAATGATGTCACGCTTAACAGCCTGGCTAAAAACTCTTATCTAGAATCTACTGAAATTGAATATGACGGCGAAGGTGAAAAACCATTAGCTGTGATATCACTAACGTACAGAGTTGAATACATGACTAAAGAAAATGCACCACAAACGGCGGTGTAAGGAGTAGATATGGCAGTTTTATATTCTCCAAATGGCAAAGATAGCATTGATGCACACGTAAGCCAGGTGGAGTATTTAAAAAGCAAAGGTTGGACTGAGGAGAAATCTAAGTCTGTAAGTAAAAAAAATAAAAATAGCGAGGAATAGAAATGGCAACACACGCAGGAAAAGAAGGCTTAGTAAAAGTAGGCTCAAACACAGTAGCGGAAGTTCGCACCTGGACTATCAACACAAATGCAGATGTTATAGAAGATACAGCTATGGGAGATACGGCAAGAACGTACCTTTCAGGTTTAACTTCTGCTGATGCTTCAGTTGATGTTTTTTGGGATGAGACAGATACAAATGGTCAGGTTGCATTAGCACCTGGATCTTCTGTAACTTTAGTTTTATATCCAGAAGGCGCAGATAGTGGTGATACTTATTACACTGGCACAGCAATTGTAACTTCAAAATCCATAACAGGATCTTTTGATGGAATGGTTGAAGCTAGTATAAGTGCTACCTACACAGGCGCAGTAGCAACGGCAACGGTGTAACAAGATGAGCGCAATAGATAGAGCGGTCGCCCACTTCAACGAAATAGAGATTAGATCTCTTAGCGTTGAAGAATGGGGCGATGAGAGTGGCCCATTAGTCATCTATGCAAAACCATTAACATTAAACGAAAGTCAAAAGTTATATAAGTTATCTAAGAATAACGAATTAGAGCTGTTGGCCTATGCCTTAATACACAAGGCAATAGACAGCAACGGCGACAAAATGTTTACGATGGACGATAAATACAAACTTTTGAATAACGTAGATGTAACAGTTATGACGAAAGTCGGTTCCTGGATTATGGGTACTGACGATATGGAGACTGCTGAAAAAAAATAAGTGCTGATGCGGATCTATTCGCCCAATACGCATTGGCAGACAGGTTAGGTAAAACACTTGAGGAGTTAGGGGCGATAACAGTAGATGAGTTTGTCGGTTGGATGGCATATTTGAAAATATTAGAGGATAAGAAGAAGCGTGGATAAGTTTAAGATGGTGATAAGTGCTGTTGATAAGTTCAGCGCACCACTAAAAAAAGCAACCGCAATGATCGGTAAGTTAGGATCTGTAGCCGCAGGTGTCGGCAAAGTTATAGGTGGACTAGGCCTGGCTGTTACTGCGGCGGCGGCCGCTTTTGTTGCTTTAGGTAAAAAAGCCTTTGATGCTTTAGACGATATAGGCAAGACAGCAGGACGTACAGGTTTAGCAGTAGAACAACTGCAAGCATTAAGACTTGGTGCCGTTGAAAGTGGCACAACAGTTGAAGCACTTAATAAATCCGTTGAAAAATTTGCTAAAAACATTGGTGATGTAGCTGTAAAAGGAACTGGTGAAGCTACTTATGCCCTGGATAAAATGGGCATACAGATAAGAAGAAATAACGGCACTCTTAAATCTAATACAGAGATTTTGGACGAAGTAGTTATGGGAATTAACACTTTGGGATCTGATGCAGAAAAGGCTTCTGCCTTAATGTCATTCTTTGGCAGAGAAGGCATCAAAATGAACCAGGTGTTTGGGCAAGGCATTGATACTTTACGTCAATGGTCGGCAACCGCAGAAGAAATGGGCATTATCATTAATGCTAGATCTATAAAAGCAGTTGAAAGTTTTAATGATAGATTTGCAGAATTAAAATTTATGATTGGAGGTTTAGTTAATCAAACATTTGCGGCACTTGCTCCTGGTCTAGATAACATGATTACTAGATTTAAAGATTTTGCAGTAGAAACAGCTAATGCAAATGGCGGTTTGGAAAAAATAGGCCAATTTCTAGCAACTAAAATGATAGAAGCCATAGCAGGCACCATAGAAGCTGTTGGCAGATTTGGTGATGGTTTAGAGCAAACTGTTTTAGATCTAAAGCATGGTTTCTTTGAATTACACATCACCATCTTAGAAATGTTACAAGATCTACCTTTTGCTGAAGATCAAACAGAGAATATAGCAGAAGTTGTAGCAAAGTTTGCATTTGCTACAGGTAACGCAGGAAAAACAGCAAAAGTTTTGGCAGACGAAGTAAGAAAGATTGGTGCTTCTATGCTAGATGCTAAGACACCAATAGATGATATAAAAGACGGTCTAGACGGCATTATTGCAACAGAAACATCATTATCTAATTTTGCTAATGGTTTCTTTACAGTATTTAACGAAGGAAAAGATAAGTTTGAAGATTTTGCTAAATTGGGTGAAAACGTAGCAAATACATTAGAAAAAGGTTTAACAGATGCGTTCATAAATATCAGGACAGGGGCAGAAGGTTTAAAAGATACTATGGATCAAATTGCAAAAATGATCATATCAGAATTGATAAGGGTAATGATTGTACAGCAAGCAGTAGGCGCGGTAACATCGTTTTTCGGATTTACACCTAGAGCAAGTGGTGGCCCAGTTACAAGCGGCAGACCTTATTTGGTTGGTGAAAAAGGCCCAGAATTATTTGTACCAGGACAAAGCGGCGGCATAGTTCCTAATAATCAACTAGCTATGGCAGGCGCAGGCGGTGGATCTACAAACATAAATATTACTTACGACATCAAAGCGTTTGACTCAAAAGATGCTACAGCCGCTATTGCAGAACAAGCACCAACAATCGTTGGAATAGTAGAACAATCATTTAACAAACGCGGCAGACGAGGGCCATTAGGAACATGAGCGGAACATTCCCAAGTAGCCCTGCCCCACTCACTATAGAAGTACAAAGTTTTGAACCTACTTTACTAAGTGTTGCCAATAACTTACGAAGACAAGTTAGATCCAGAGGTGGACAAAGATGGTTATTCAAATGCACATTCCCACCATTAGCCAGGGCAGATTTTGATCCTATATTTGCGTTTAGTGTTGCACAACGTGGACAGTTTGAAACCTTTACCTGGGTACCTAAAACAATAGGCACAACAAGAGGTGCATCGAGTGAATCACCAGTAGTAAACGGTGCGTTAGCCGCAGGCGTAGAAACAGCTTCATTAGATGGCTTAACTGCCAGTACATCTAACATTCTAAGATCTGGAGATTTCTTTAAATTCTCAGGCCACACAAAAGTTTATATGGTTACTTCTGATATGAGCAGTAACGGATCTGGCGTTGCTACCCTTAATTTTTCTCCTAGATTAGAAAGCGCAGTAGCGGATAATGAGACTCTTACCATTGCTTCTGTGCCTTTTCAGGTGGCTTTCGCCAGTGACGTTAGAGGATACACAACAGATCCTACAGCCTACTATCAATATGAAATAGATCTTATAGAGGTTACATAGATGGCAAACAGAGGAAGTACAACTGCTTTCCAAACTGAGATCAAAAAAGATCAATCACACCCTTTGCATTTAATAGAGGTGTATTTAGACAGTGCCACTTACTACGTCACAGACAATTACAGGGATGTTGTTTACGATAGTAATACCTATGATGCTTTAGGTTTCTTTTTAAACTTTGCAAACATAGAGGAAAGCACAGAAGTTACAGCATCTAGAATCACACTTAGCTTGTCTGGTGTTGATCAGCAATACACTAATCTCTTTTTAACAGAAAACTACGTTGATAGACGTGTAGTTATTAGAAAAGCATTTATCAATACATCAAACGCACTTATAGCGGATCCAGTGACTATATTTGATGGCAGATTAGACTCACCTGTTATTACAGAAGATGCGGACACAGGTTTAGCCACAATAGCTGTTGTTGCTTCAAATCAATTTGTAGATTTTGAAAAGACTCCAGGGCGATACACTAACCATGAAAATCAACAGCTACATTACCCAGGTGATAACGGTTTTATTTACGCTTCACAAATAATAAAAGACATAGTGTGGGGCCAAGAATTTAACGCAGGTAACAGAGTAGAAGGCGCAGGATCTTTAACTGGTGAATTAACTGGTGCTTCTTACACAAACACTGGCGGTATAGGATCAGAATCATTAGTAGTTACTAATCCTTGGGGCAACCCAATATTAATAGATCCAGATCTAGGCGATAGAGTTTATGTTAATGTTGCAGAGCATGGATTAAGCACAGGTGATACCGTTGACATAGATGGTGCTGAAAGCACAACTGAAGTACCTTCAACGTCAATAAACGGTGAACAGACAGTAACCGTAGCAGATCCAAATGCTTTTTATTTTGATATTGATGAAGATGTAACAGTTGTTGAAAATTTTACAGGCGGTAGAAGTTTAACTATTTACGGTAAGCCTCCTGTTACAACTGGTATCAAAACAAATACTACAACCAATAAAGAAAATGAAGTTGAGATATTAGATCCTACTGAAACTATCAAAGTTGGCCAATTTATAGAGTTTGAAAACACAGGTGATATTGGCGGCATTACTGAACAGCATTTAATAGGTAAAAAACACGAAGTAAAAGAAGTAAACAGCAACGGTGTAAGAACAGCAAAGGTAGCAATAGTAAAACAAGAAAAAACAACATCACCTCCTATCTCAACTGATACAACAGTAGCAAACACTGTCACAGTCAACATTGCGGATCATGGGTTAAATGTAGGCGAAACTGTAGTTATCGCAGGATCGGCCGCCGTAGGTGGTGTAGCCGCATCAAGTAT